CTTTGAAGACATATCCATGTCATCGTTACGACAAATACGTGAACTAATACGTAGAAGAGCAAAACGCGATGATTATACCATCGATGTTTGCGATTTGTTATACATGGTTGACGGTATTATTGGCCAACAAAAGCATGCTTTACAACAAGCATTATGTTGGGCGCAAACATCTAATTTTGCCCACATTAATCAAGTGCGTGACTTGTCTACTGGTGTGTTACAACCTGCTCGTCTTGGTTTAATATCACGCGTTATGGCACCTGTGATTTCCTTCATAAACAACATATCATCATTTTTCTATAAAACATCAAGCATTGTCTTGGGTGGTGATAATAAGGCTTTAAAATAGAGCGGTACGCTGCTGCTTGTCAGCGTACTTTGCCCTTTGCTCAAAATACAAGTATTGAGCGTGGGTTTCTTAAACTTAATAAACATTTCACACAATTACTCAAATACCCTACTTATTGTAGTACCCATCCTGCTAAGATAGTTAGGCTTGTTTTGCCTGGTGCTATGTGTATACAAACATGCCGACAATGTGACTGCAACGAACTGCGAGCACTTGTCGACAGACATGGTAACACTAATGAAGCCAGACTTGACGACCCTAACGAACTTGGCATGGTTGCTAGTTGTTTTAATAATTTTATAAAATTTAAACCCCCCCATATGCTTATTCCCGATAGTATTAGTAAGGTAATTAGCAGCAAACCAATTAGGAAACGTAAAACTTACCTTAATGCTGCTAAAAGCCTCACCGTTAGTCCTCTGAGCGATCGTGATTCTGTTGTCAAGATGTTCATTAAAAATGAACGAATGGACAACTCTAAAGCGATCAAACCCCCTAGGGCCATCCAAGCCAGATCACCAAGATTTAATCTGTTACTCCAGACCTATCTAGCACCCATAGAGCGACACTTGTTCCACCAACCATTTAGTAAGCTACTTACTACGAAATGTCTCAACTTATACCAAAAAGCTGAGTATTTAAAGTTTGGTTGGGACCAATTCAAAGATCCTGTCGCAATTCTCATGGACCATAATAGATTTGATAGCAGAATACATTCTGGGTGGTTGAAGGCCGAACATGCCTATTATAAATCCTTTTATCCCAATGACCCATTCCCGCCGAGTTACTTAATAAGCAAATAACCAATCATGGTCTTACGAGACATGGTGGTTCATACACAGTTAAGGGTACACGCTGCTCTGGTGATGTTAACACTTCACTAGGCAATAGTATCGTTAATCTATCCATTATATTCGATTGGCTACAATTGGTTAAAAACAAATTCGTCACCGTCGATGGTGATGATTCTGTCATAATTATAGAACGTACAGATTTACATCTACTTGATTTTGTTAAAC